ATAGTATTTGCCAACATAAGCATCTACAATACCAAGAACAGCAAGACGATTGTTGATCATATCCTGTTCTTTGATTTCAGCGTAGTAGTTATCGCGCTGGAAATCATACTTGATATCATTCTTCATATCCTTCCACTCTTCGCGGGTCATTACGCCCGTGAGAAGCAGCTGGATTTCTAGAAGATTGTCGAACAGATGAGTGAAGCGGTCACGCAAACGCTCAATGAATTTAGCGAACTTGATTTCGTCACGAGAGATTTCTCCCTGACGACCCATTGAGAATGTGCCTTCTGGTTCCAAACGTGATACAGGAACCGAAAGTGACTTATAGAGTTTCTTGCGGAAGTAATCAACGTCTTCCATCTGACCAAGATTTTCACCGCCAGGAAGCGTGGTAATTTCTGTTCCACGACCACCTTCACGACGAGGAAGCCAGTAGTCTTCCAGCATGGTCATGAACTTACGCGAATCCTTGACAGCGCCAGTATCAGCATCGTAAACAAGACGGTTCTTGTGCTTGACCATCATGTCACGAACATACTGTTCTGCTTTAGCTTTAGGCAAGTTACCAACGTCAATGTAGAAGATTCTACGCTCAGGCGCGCGAGCGAGACGGTAGATAACTACAGCGTCTTCCAACATACGCAACTGATTGAGTGGCTTGATTGCTTTGTGAAGATATGAAAGAACCATGCGGTTACGAGCATCCAGCAGACCGCTGTGAACGTAGCAAATGGCATCTTTGGAAACCTTCACGCCTTGCGTCATAGTTCCCTGTGACATACCAGCAAGGTTGTAGAGGTAGTATTCTTCGTAAGCGGGAACAATCAGCTTTGAGTTCTGACCGACGATTGGCGTGCGACGAAGTGGTTGACGAATCTTACGGATACGACGAGGGTCGATGTAACGTAGTTCCTGAATACCCTTGCGAGGATTCTTGATATCAACCATGATATGATAGAACAAACGACCGTCGATATACCAACGACGGAACAACTCGTAACCCATGTTATTGAAATCAAGCAGCTTGAGAATATTATCAAACTCTTCCTGAATGCGTTTCTTTACGCTTTCAGGTTGCTTTAGATTGTCAAGATTTAGGGAAACTGGTTCGTCTTGATCGTCAGTAATGAGAGCTTCATTTACTACGTCATCAATCGCAGACTCACACTCAGGATACATCGACATTTCTCTGTATCGAGTGATAAGCTCTGCTTCGTTTTTAGCAACGCCTTCCATATCGACGAACGTGCCATAGGCGCCGCCAGGAGCGACTTCCATAGCACCATCGACATTAGGAGGAGGGGTGAAGGTAGGTATTTGCTGCGCATTACGCTCAGCGACCTCTTCATCCCTCCCTACGCGAAAGCCAAATAATTCGATTGCCATTTAATTTCCTTCAAAAAGTATATAATATATTTAGGCAATCAAATTAGGTATTGATTACCCTGTTGTTGACATCTTGGTCAACAGCCCAGTAATCGTAAGCAAACTCTACTGTGAATTCTTCGATAGCATCAGTTGTTTCCCAGTTGAGTTCGATGTTACCAATGTTGATTGGGAAGATGTTAACGAATGTATATTCGCGAGTAGGAATTGCAGCATCACCTGCATTTGTTCCACCAGCAAAAATACCAGTCTTAGCATAATGACGAACTGTAGCAGTTGAACGATATGAAGCAAGACCTGATTCGGTAATTACAGATGGATCGCGAAGATTATTTTCGTGCGAATTGATGAATGATGACCACTTCTCGAAAGCGTTACGAACGAGGAAATCTTCGTCGTTCATAACTGTGACCTGCCAGTTATCGAATGTACGATTACCAGCCATCTTTACCTTGCGACCGAAGTAAGGGACATCAATCTGACCTACTACAGAAGCAGGAATTGAAGAAGCCTTACATACGAAGCGAAATTGATTTTCCGCTGTTGGCTCTGCGATACCAGCTGGGAGCGACAAGAATACCTCAAAAAGAGATGCTCTTGCGCCACCATATGGCAAACCTTGTGAGGCGAACGTAGATACATTAAAGGGCATTAGTTTTTCTCCCTATCCTTTCTATTATTTAGTCCGCCTTTTAGAACTTACCTACAACTTCAGTGAAATCAACGCCGGTGCGAACAGCAACGAAGTTCAACTGGATGAAGTTGATTGAACGAGCAGGCTTGATGTAAATATCACCAATGAACTCATTGCGGTCAATAACTTCTGGCGTATTGTTTGTTTCGTCGCAAACAACGCGGAAGTCTGTGATACCACGACGACCCTGAACGTCACGTAGGAATGGTTCTACCAGAGCCTTGAACTGTGCACGAGTGAACGCATCGTTGAACTCGAACAGTGTATACTTGGCTGCTGTAGCGATTGCCTTTTCCAGAACAATAAACAGACGACGAACATTGATGCGGTCGAAAGCAGATGGCTTCGTCAGCATTGTCTTATCGCCGAATAGGATAGTTCCTTCACCTGGGAATGTTGTAATTGGATTGATACCAGCTTTGTAAAGAGCATCACGTTCAGTCTTGTTAGGATTGAATGCGAGCTTTACAACATTCTTGATCTGACCACGATTGTAACCAGCTGGTGAATACCAAGGATCACGATCAATATCTGTACGAACCATTGTACCGGCAGTATCGCCGTTGCAAGGAACATAACGATATACGTCGTTATACTTGTCGTATTGATACTTCCAACCAGAGTCAATTACTGCATATGAAGATGATGGCAGTAAGTTGCGGAAAGTAACAATATCATCAACTTCCGAACCAGCATATCCTGAGTTATTTACAACGTCAGCTTCGCGAGGCGAGAATACAGCAACGCAATCTTTACGATATTCTGAAATGTTGTTGATGATATGAACAGGGACAGTTGCAGTTGATTGTCCACCGCCAAGAATCAATGATACGTCTACAGATTCTGCTGACTTGAACAGATTATATCCATTGATATAATCAGCTGCACGAGGTGTAGCACCGTCACGCCCATTGTAGAAACTATAGTTCAATGGAACTGATTGTGTACCTGTACCCCATGTATAACCGCTAGTGATATCTTTGTTACCTGCAATACCGGTAACATGTGAAGCCCACCAAATCCAACGAGAGTTATTATTCAGGTGTCTCTTATAGTTGATAAGAGTTCCGTTTTCGCTCTTGCCGTTTGTTGACTTTGACAGACCAGGGAATACTTCAAGAATAGTTCCTGCTGTTCCTGTGATACCACCAAGTCTATCAGCAACTACAACATGCATTTCATCACCAGAGCCACCATACTGAGCAGCTTCTGCTGAAGTACCTGGAGCAGATGGGACATAATCGTAGTATTCCCAACGACGAGTTGTTCCGTTTTGTGTTCCTGTATTACCAACATACTTTGTTGTAAGTGTTATAGTATTTGAGCCGACTGTAGCAACTTTGAGCAGCTGCTTATCTGGACCAATAACAAGAATATCGCCTACTGCAGCTTTACCAGATACAGAAGATACGAAATTCAATGTTGTTGAGTTATTTGAGAATGTGCAAATTCCGGACAGTGTGCTTTCATAAGCATTTGCTGTCAAGCAAACTGAAACTTTTAGATTGTTACCAAGAATTCCAGGATATTTTGCTACCCAACCACCAACGCCAGTAATACCAGCAGAGGCATAATTATTATTATAATCATCTTCATTCTTGATGATTGTATTCTGTGTATTACCAGACTGTGCAATAGCATTACGACCGCGTGAAGTATTTGAAGATGCTGTACCACCTTCGTTAATTACACGAACAGTGTATAGAGCATTACCGTATGCAAGGAAGTTTGCAGCAGTAAAGAAATCAACATACGTATTGCTGTTTGGCTTTGTATATTGCTTTACAAGGGTATCTTCGGAATCAACAAGGACGCGCTGTCCTACTGGACCCCAGCTAAAGTGACCAGCAAATGCGCCAGTCGTAGTCGAAACAGCAGGGATAATTGTTGTGAGATCGATCTCACTTACATTTACGCCTGGAGAAACTTGGAAACCCATCGGACTTATCTCCTTTTATGTAACGAAGGTATGTATGCTTCGCGCCCTGAATCCTACTCGGTTTATTTATAAAAATAGACTTTATTACCAAATTCGACCGTCATTGAAGCCATTATCGAACTCGTCGGCGCTTCCGCTATCCATAGAATGGGTCTGATCTCCGGCATCAAAGAATCCTGCCGGCAAAAGATCATCGTGGACATCTTTCATGGTTTCATTAGCAAGGTTTCTACGAATATCGCTATTTGTAAGGTCTTTGAAGTATGGTTGAGTGATAAGCCACCCAAACAGAACCAAAGTCATAGCCAAATCGTCGTGACAACCTTCTTCAGCTTTGTAGGTATCTTTTGTTTCAACGAATGTAGAAAGTTCTTCGATAGTATCAAAGTCAGTTATAAGAAGCTTATTGCTTTCAACAATCGTTTTTAGATTAGAGCAACCAATCTTCTTGACGGCTTTAGTTGTTCTAACACCGAAAGCTGATCTTGCGTTGAAACCGCCACCAATCTTGATATTCTTGTTCTTTGTAAAGGTGGCAATCACATTTTCATATTCAAGGTCGGTAAACAGAGACTGAACAACCTGCTGACCGATATTGTTTGTCTCGCCTAGTACCCAAGCGTTGTTATACCATCTGGCAAAACGATAGATGATATCTGGGAACATAAGCGGCGAAACATCTTTA